AATTAATTCAATCACATTAGACCTATATCCATTTGGACCATTAGGATAATTCATCCTAGTCCCTATTCTATAATTAGTTTCATAACTTTTATTGTCAGATGGTCCTGTATTACTATCATTTTTACCAACAATATAATCCAACCATCCCTCAAAGAAATGAAGCACTTTATAATGAGAATCTACTAAAACTGTTACAGAAAATGTGTCATCATACATTCTTCTGTATGCCATTTTTTCAGTTACACCTAAAAAATCAGATGTTACATCATGAGTTGCCAGTGATGATCCAGGCAGTTTAGCTGATACACAAGAGATGTTCACCATCTCTGAAATATCATTCCAGACAATATTTTTATGAATTTTTAAATGATTAACAACTGCTGTTGGAGGACTAAAATATACAATATATTTTGATGTGGTAGCAGCATGAAGAAACTTGTTCTTTAAATCATTTGTAGAGTATGGTCTTACGTCTGGCGATGCCATCTATAAATAAATTTATTACTATTACTATGTAGACAGAAAGTGGCAAAATCTTTGAAGACAAAATATAAACCCACTAATCCTCATAAGTATATGGGTAATCCAAACAACATTATTTGTAGGAGTTCTTGGGAAAGAAGGTTTTGTAAGACCTGTGATGACAGTCCTGATATTGTGAAATGGGCAAGTGAAGAGTTCTCAATTCCATATGTATCACCTGCTGATGGGAAAGTTCACAGATACTACCCTGACTTCTTGATTGAGAAAACAGATGGTAAGAGATATATTATTGAGATAAAACCTGATAAGCAGACCAAACCACCTGTAAAGAAGAGCAGAGTAACTAAATCATTTCTTTATGAATCTGCTACTTATGAGATAAATAAAGCTAAGTGGAAGGCAGCATCTGAGTTTGCTAAAGATAATGGTATTGAATTTATAATTATGACTGAAAATCAAATCTTCCCAGAAAAACATCATACTAGGAAGAACTATGGATCAAGAGGAGTATCTAGAAAACGAAGAAAATAGATTAGAGTATGTGGTAGATGATATCATCAACAAATCAACTGCTGATGATAGAATGATTGCCCTTCTTGATGTACTGACTGAAGTTGAAGTTGTTCCTGATGTTGGAAGATACTATACATTTGTATATCAACCAAAAACACCAAGAATTAGATATGATCAAAACCCACTGATTGCTTGTGTATCTGTTGATAGATGGGGATTTAAGGGATTAAATTATCACTGGGGTAAATTTAGAAATTATACTTGGGAAGAAGTAGTAGGCAATCTACATACTATATACCCACTTGAACTAAGAGATGCTAGATCTATTCCAACTCAGTATTTTAGGATAAATAACTAAGGTTAGGACTTTCAATGACTATCAATAGTAACAATTCAAATTGGAAATTGATAAAAGATGGAGAGTTTCCTAACGATCAAATATATGAAACTTCTTTTATTTTAAAAAAATATAAAGATTTAAATAATAAACAAGTTGTAGATACTAAAAAAATTGTTGCTAGAGCAAATGCAGATATTGGTAATACAATATTATATGAATCAACTAATGGAGTATTGACTAAGATACAATCAAGAGACAAAGATGGAAATATAACAATTTTTGATGAAAATTTAAATACAAGTTATTTTAGTTTGAATGATGGTGATACTGCTAAACAATATAATGATACATTAAAAACTTCTAAAACTAAAATTGTAGATGAAAATTTTAAAAAAGGTAATGGTCAATTTGGTGATATAACAAATTGGAATGATTACAAATCTGATTTAAATATTTTTATACCTTCATCCCTTGAAATTAATAGTTCTCAATCCATAGATGCAGCAGAGGAGGAAAAAGAAACTTCAGGCAGCACAGAAACTTTTAGATATCCTTTGACACAAGTTCCTGAAGAATTAGGGTATGATTTTATAAGAATAACTGCTTACAAATATAAAAAAGATGGTATAAATGAATTAAGATTTACAGCAGAAGATAGTGCAAGAAAGAGACTTATAAAAACAAGTGAGAAGCAGGAAACAATTATACTTCCAATGCAACCCAACTTTTCTGAATCAAATGCTGTAAGTTGGGGTGGTGATAATCTTGATCCAATAAGATTAGCTGGTGCTCAATTAGCAGGAGGAGGAATTAGTTTTATTGGTGGAGAGGATAATGAAGCAAGACAATTATTAAATGATCTTGGAGCGGATTTCAAAAGTGCAATAGAAAAAGAAGATATTAAAAAACAAATTGTTGCTTATTTTGCTGGTCAAGCAGTTGGATCAAATATTCTTACAAGAGGAACTGGAACTACTTTAAATCCAAACCTTGAACTTTTGTTTAATGGTCCTAATCTAAGAACATTTAATTTTAATTTTAGATTTACTCCAAGAACTCAAGATGAATCTCTTGAGATTAAAAAAATTATAAGAATACTTAAAAGAAATATGGCAGTGCAGAGAGCAAGTAACTTATTTTTACATACTCCAAATATTTTTACTTTGGAATACATTTATAATAGTAAAGGTAATAAATCTAATCAACTTCATCCATTCTTGAATGTATTCAAACCCATGGCAATGAGAAATTTGAGTGTTAATTACACACCTGATGGTTCATATATGACATATGAAAATGGTTCTCTTACTCAATATGATTTACAAATGTCATTTGGTGAACTTGAACCTATCTATGCTGAGGATTATGATGATGGGGATCAAGTAGGTTCTTTCTCAAATCATTCTAATATGGGTTTCTAAAATGTCAAATTATTTTTCCTATCTACCTAACTTTGATTATGTAAACAGAATTCCTGGTGAGCAAAATATTTCTTCTTACACTCAAGTAAAAAATTTATTTAAAAAAATAAAATTAAATAGTGAACTTTTTCAGAGCACTGTAAATTTTACAAAATATACAATTAAAGGCAATGACAGACCAGATGTTGTTGCTCAAAAATTTTATGATGATGCTAAACTTGATTGGATAGTTTTACTATCTAATAATATAATTAATATTCAAGATGAATGGCCTGTAGATAATAATACTTTCAATAATTTAATGATTAGAAAATATGGAGAACAAGGATTCAATAATCCTCATCATTACGAAACTATTGAAATAAAAAGTTTTGATAAAAATTTTACTATATTAGAGAAAGGATTAACAGTTTCCCCTGACTTTTCTATTTCATCTTATGATGCAGCATCAGGAAGACAGACAGTTATTACAAACACTAATAGAATGGTTTCTAATGTTGAATATGAAACAAAAATTCAAGATGATAAAAGAAATATTTTTCTCTTAAAAAAACACTTATTACCAATTGCTATTGGTGATATTAATAAGATGTTGAATTATCGTGATGGAAGCACACAATATGTTAACAATACCTTAGTTAGAGGTGATAATATAAATCTTTATTGAAAAAAGTAAAGGGGTCAAAATTTTCCTGGAAAAATTTTTGCCCCTTTTTTGATATCAAAGTTGATTTTTGGTCAGAGGATCATGAGTCTGCAAGTTTAGCAAAGTATGACATTGCATCGTCATCACCATCATCATTGTTAGAAGCAGTGGGTGTTGGTTCAGTAACTTTTGATGCTTGGTAAGAATCTTCAAGTTTTCTGAGTACCTGTTCTTCTGTGACTGATTTCTGTTCTGTTGCTGCATAATTATCATACTCTGTCTCCTGTGCTGCTACTCTCTTTGACTTATTACCAAGAACATAATCAAGACGCTTCTTCAGTTCATCATAGGTCTTGAACTGATCAGCAGCTGTGAAAGAAGAGAGTGAATATTGCTTCTTCCAAATTGCTTCAAGAGCATCATCATCATCAAGGAGAGGTCCTTGACGATCAAACTCAGAGGAGTCATAGTTCCAGTAACCAGCAACCTTCTTCAACTTCAATTTGAAGTTAGCACCTTGCCAGAAGTCAAAAGGATTAATAGGAGTCTCATCTTCAAACTCAGGTTGCATAGCAGCCATAATCTTATCAAAGATTTTCTTACCAAACTTGTAGAGGAATACACCTCCTTCATTTTGGGGATTAGCAGGATCTTTAACAACATAAATGTTGGCATAGAAAGACAGTTTACGTTTTTGCTTACGTACAGTGTCCTTATCTGATTCATTACCACTGTTCCAGAGTTCCCTGTTTAGTTCACCTACAGGGTCTTTTCCTCCCACAGTAGTCAGGGAGTTTTCAATATACCATCCACCAGGTCCTTGGAAGGCGTGTGAGAAGAGTTTTACCCAAGGAAGATCTTCTCCTTCAGGAGCAGGAAGGAAACGAATAACTGCATATCCATTACCTGACTTGTCCATTTCTGGTTTCCACAGACGTTCATCTGCACCTCCACCAGTATTGTTCATCTTCTCCACTTCTTTAACCAACTTATTAGTCAGTGACCCAAGGGAAGACTGTTTTTTGAGGTCTGAAAAAGACATCGTATTCTCCGTATTGTGTGTATTTGGTCTGTTTCCTTTTGCTTGGAAGAGGATCAGGCAGCCTCTAATATAGGGTATTTAGACTGGGATGTCAACCCTCATCCTTAATTGTTTTTTTCATAGCTTCAATCATTGAAGTCATGTTAGAAAAGACTGTTGCAAGATCCACATTATCAGGAAATCCAATCATTTTTGCCTCATTCATAATATTTTCTTTCATCTTCATTGCTGCTGGATCATCTGACAAACTTAATCTTGTATAAAGAATCTTTTGTTTATTCAAAAGTTCATTAAGTATTTCAATATGTTCAAGTTTTTCAGAAGAACTCATGGTGGGAAACTTAAACACACTTTCATAAATTTTTTCTTGGAGTTTAGTAATCTCCTCCATTTCTTTTTGTACAAATTCTGAATTAAAGAAACTCATACCACTATACTCTTTAAAATTTTTCTGTATTTAATAACATCAATATGTAGGAATGAATCATACTTGCTCATTCTCATTGATAAAAATTTCCATACTGGATCATCTAACTTTTTATCAAAGTTATTTTTAAATCCTATAACTTTATTTAAAAGAACAAGAGACTCAAGAGAAATATTTTTACCAAGATGTTCTTTTACAATTTGTGGATGCTTTGTTCCTTCAATATGAAACATATCATCAAAGTTTTTTCCTACAAAAACACTCTCAACTTCTGACTTGAATGTGTAACTCAAAGACTGAAGTCTTTTCTTCCAGTCTGTGTAATTTTGTTCTCCATTTCTAACAATCTCCCCAATCCAAAGAGACTGAGGATCATCAGCAGAAGTAAAATTAGCAACAAAAAACTCTACAACTTCAGTATCATCTTTCTGTCTGCTTAATTTTTCAAAGAAAAAACGATCTTTGCGTTTATAAAATGTTTCCAGTTTTACTTTGGACTTACCACCATATCTGTGGTAATCATATTTTTCTTTTGTAAAGTGGTTTTTCAAACCAAGATAAGTTTTATAACAAGAGAAGGGGTCCACCTTAGGAATCATAATGGGAGTTTAGCATGACTAGTTTTTTTGAGGAGGTTTAGTTCCATTGCCTCACACTTCAATTTTTCTTTCAATGGTTTAGACATCAACTTAGGAACAGATTCAATGTCTACATTATTCTTTTCACAAAAAAATACAATTGCATCAATGTATGACATGTCTTTATTGTCACGAGCAATAGTCTCTATTTCTTCAGCAAATTTCTTTGAGGAGTAAAACTTATTTTCAATAAGTTCACTAATGCTATCTTCAGTTACTTGTGGCATAATCTGATAGTTTATATTCAACAAACTCTCTAATATATTTGGAGAGTAAGTTGATGTACTTGCGTTTATTATATTCCTCATAAACTTTCACCTCGCCATCTTCGCATGACATAATAATTACAAACTTCTTCACCATTATACCAGTCATCTCATATAACATGCAAGCATAGGCTGCACATTGTACAAAATGACTATCAATCCATTGTCTTGGTTTAGGTTTCTTTGCTGTTTTAAAATCAATCACAGCAAGTTCACCATCATATTCAGCAATACAATCCACACTACCAGCAACACCTAGTTCATAACTAAACAATGCTTGTTCTTGGGCATGAATATTGTCAATTTTATTCAGGGTAGGTTTTGCCTGCTTGAATAACATTTCTGATAGAGGTTGAACACTTGGAATGTCCAGGTTCTTAAGATAATATTCAGTACAGGTATGCATATCAGTGCCCCTGCTAGTTGCTTGCTTTGTGATTTTATTTGCTTCATCATTACCAACCTTTGCTCTCCATTCTCTGAAGATTTCACGTTGATAATGACTGATAATTGAAGTGATAGAGACTAGTTTCTTTCCACTTGGTGTGTCATAGTACCTAACTCCATCAATAGTCTTTCTTGAAAGACCTGGATAATCAATTTCAATGTGTGTGAACATTACATACCTAATTCATGTTTTGCTACAATATATTCCTTAACCAGACCACTTCTACAAATGTCTTCTGGTCCAAACTCCACCATACTGAATGAAGGCATGTTTTTCAGGATGCGAATAAAATCAATGATTCCATTCTTTTCTCCAGTCTTGACCAAATCAGTTTGAGTAGCATCACCACAGAAATGAATCTTGGAGTTTTCACCTACCCTTGTGATAATTGAATCAAGTTCATGGAAGTTAAGGTTCTGAAACTCATCAACTATAAGAATAGCATTATCAAAAGTTGTTCCTCTGATAAAAGATGTGCTCCAAAAACTAATAGTGCCTTGTGCTTTCAAGTTAGCATATAGCATTTCAAAAGCATTGTCATCAGGCATCTCAAACATATACTTTACCATATTCTTATAAGGAATCTGGTAGATGTCTGATTTGTCCTCATGATCACCAGGGAGGAAACCAATCTCTCTGGTGGGTACAAGAGACCTTACAATGTAAATCTTATCATAAGGTGTCTTTGTATCTAAAACATCTTGTAGAGCATTGTAGAGTGTAATAAAGGTCTTACCAGTTCCAGCACATCCATAAGCAACAGTGTGTTGGTCTTTAGCATACTCTTTGAAGAAGAGTTCTTGGTTATCAGTTAGTGCTTCAATCTTTTTTATGTAATCAAGATTGATTGGTTTCTTCCTTTTCATAACTCTATTACTCATTCCAAATGGTACTGGATTGCCAGTGCTTCCAATTCCTGTTTTACTCTTACTCTTTGGCATACTACTTAATCATTTCCTTGTGTTGTACCCAGACCTCTGGTTCTTGCTAATCTCCCTGAAATACCTCCAGACTTTTCAGCCTTCTTGAGGACTTCTCCCCATCCAGGATTTTTATTCACAAGTTTGTCTCTCCATTCACCAACTTCAATTCCAAGACTTGGAGAATTATCAGGAGTAAAGTATCGTTCCCACTCAGGATTATCAATTTTCCATTGATCCCAGTCATGAACACTCATCTTTACTTCTTTCTGTTCTCCAGTTTCTTTGTTAAGAACAGGGTATGTTGCCATAAAGTTACCTCAGAGTATGTTTATTTATTAAGACCAGTCAAGTGCCTGTGATATTACAGGAAACTGCTCAACAAAAACTTTTTTACAGTCATTAGCAAGGAGCATATGTTCCTTCTGTGTACCATTGGCAGTTCTCAATTCTATGTAATGAATCCATGATCGCACTGAACCACTCATGTACATTTTTGTTGGTACACACATGGGAAGCACATTACGAGCACACTCTTTTGCCACGCCTCTTTCAAGCATTTGTTCATACAATGCCATAGCAGAATCAAACAATGTCTGCATCTGCAACTCAAGGTTTTGCTGAATAAATGGATCCAAATCATCTGTACTATTTTGACGATTTTTAGTATCCTGCCTTCTCAATTCTGGAAGTTCAATTTTTTTACCTAGTAGTGATGAATCAGCATACCTTTGTGAGAACTCTTGAAATGTAAATGATCTATGACGCAAAACTTGAGCAGCAATTGCTCTGGTTGTTTGTAGTTCAATAGTCAAGAATGCTTGCTCAAAGATACTCCAATGCTTATGCTTAATGCAATACTTGATTAAACCTTCAAAAGAATCATTACCTTGATTAGAAGGGTTGCTCACTCTGGCACAATAAGCAATATGCTTTTCTGCATCTGGTGTTGCTGAAATTAATGTTGCTTTCATGATTTTTCTGCTTTCCTAACTTTTTTTAGTTCTTTAAGTTCTGCTTTGATTGCTTGGTAAGCATCTTCAGCACTAATTTTACCACCCATTTCCATAGCTGCTAAACATTCAACTCTTGTACCAAAGTGTTGAAGTGCCCTCTCAAATGTGTCTAGTTCTTCATACATAATCAGTCTGGATAACCATCATCATCATTGAATACCTCATCATAATCTGATATAGGAATATCATATTTAGTATCATACTTATATGCCTGAGGATCAGAATAAACTTCAGATTCTAACTCATCAATAATAAGTTTTAACTTAGAAATAATTTTTTTAAGTTTATCTTTTTCCATAAAAAATGGGGGTCTTCACCCCCATATTAGCATCTTTAGATTGACTTGGCAATCATTTGGTGTAAGTACGACCACGATAGCAGAATGTGCCATGAGCATCTTTAGACTCTACACAACGAACATCATACTCTACACCACGATATGAGGTGTGAGAAATCTGTGCATCATGGAGAGCAGATGCTTTGTTGATCTGCTTGCGAATAAGGTTGAGTGTATTCATGGTTTACTCCTAAAGTAGTTGGATTTTTAGGCCCGTTCCTTTAGTCGTTTGCGTCCCATTCACATTCTGGATTAGAATCCTTGATGGTTTCTGCCAGTTCTATCCTAGCAAAGGAGGATAGATCCTTATGCATATAAATCTTCTGCATTAATGCTTTAGATTCATTGCAAGTTAATGAAGTATAGAGAAAAAACTCTATCATGGGATGAACGCTCCGTTCCTACGACTTACTTGCGTCACCCTAAGGTGATGAACGTAGGGTTATTATAACCCATTACTATATATATGTCAATGTATCAACAGATACATTTTTGTATCATGCTGAACTAAGTAAATACTCCTTGTTTATTAAAGTATTGTAATGTTTCTTTCAATGTTCCTCTATGATTTAATCCCACAGAAATTTGAGGGTACTCAGACCCCTCTCCAAATTCAGCATTAAACTGATTTTGTGTAAAGTCTTGATCAAGATAAAATACTTTTACATCTTGTTTAATACTTGTGAGAAGACTCTCTGCCCTCTCACATTCTTGACTTCTATTAGAGTAAATTACTGCCTGCATTAGTCTCTCTGTCTCCAATCATCAGTTTTTTCTTGATGAAACCACTCTACTATTTCATCTGCATCTTGGAATCCTTTTGTATGATTAGATGGGTCAGGATCCCCCAGTCCCATCTGTATCATAAAATCATCAAGACTACCACTTTTAGCATCAGGATTAGCAGCAATTCTTCTTGCTTTATTCAACATTTCATAAGCACTTCTATTAGACTTAGCTAACTTGTTTGCCCAGATCATATCATCAAGTTTTACCTCTTCACCATTAACAATACGTGAGCAGATAAACTCCAGTTTAAGTCTGTATTTTGTTGAGAGCATTTAATTTAGGGGATTACCGTTCTTGTCTAAAAGTCCCATTCTCTTAACTTGTGAGAGATTTGACTTCTCTTGTTTTTTAATTTTTTTATACTCTTTGATAAGTCTATCTACTTCACTTTTTGAAATTTTTACTTTCAACTTATCATCAGTCTCAACAAATCCAAGTCCTGATTTTTTTGCTTGTTCATTGTCATCAACATATTCATTGATGACATCTTGAATCTCATCTCTAATGATGGAGTTAATTTGTCTCTCCAACTCTTCATCTGCATTCATTTTTTCTTTTCCTCAGGACTTTTATTTCCCCACATCTTGGGACTTACTCTCCCTTCTGTCTGATCAAATCTGATAAAATCACTTTTGTACTTATCATAATAGTAATCAAAAAGATCAACTTTTTTATTACAGATAGTAATATCATAAGTGGGATTACCTTCCACAAGATATTTAACAAGGTATGAGGTGTATGGCAAAGTCTTATCAGTTGCCAACTCTATATCACATCCTTCATGTAAAATTTTAATACTCATTAGATTCTATCTCCCCATTTGATGTCAGGATAAGCTTCCTTAATAATTTCTTTTTTAATTTTGTATTTTGTTTCTAGTCCACCATCTTTCACCAAACAAATAATATCTGCTTCATCTGGATGAAGACCTTCTAGAAGTTGAATGAACATAGACTCTCTTCTAAGTGAAGAAAGAGAATCATTACCACCCTTTACAAAATGATAAAGATTTTTCCACTCCTTTCTAAGTGATGTGTGATCAGTACCAAGAGGTGCCTCATTCTTTTTGTAAGGCACCTCTCCTTCTGGCATTACACTAATAGCAGTTTCATCAAAGTTCCAAATTAATACAGCCTTCAGTGCATCACATTCATACTTTTTGAGAATCTCAATCTTTTTCGCTTTTGTTCTTTGTTTACTAACAAGATCTAAAATCTCATGTAGAAATGGATTGGGTGGAAGTTTTGTAACTGTTTTTGTAGAGGTTGCCATGTTTATCAAATCAGTGTGAATATTTATTCTGATGACTCAGAGAAGTCTTCAGGATTTTCAAATCTTACAGCAAGAATATCATCTGCTATAAATTGTCCATTCTCATCAAACATTTCTGGATGTGTAGGAATGTAAGTTGAATTTCTCTCATAAACATATTCTTTTACAAGATATCCTACTATACCACCTACAATAAGAAATAAAAATGAAATAATTGATGACAGGGTTAAAGTTACAGCTAACATTTTACTAATCTCCTGGATTCTTTTTTCTGAAGTCCAAGTAGAAGTTGAAATATAACTCAACTTCCCTGTTGAAGAAGGAGAGAAATTTTCCAAACCTTACTTGAAAAGTCTTTGGAACTGTAGTCTTCCTCCTCTTTCTTAATAGTAACTCTACACCACGATTAATGTGTGTCAAGTTACTTGTAGTTTTATTTAGAGGGTCTTTTTTTTCTCCCTGGTTTTTTTTCTTTTTCATATTTCCAAGCATCCTCCAGTAATTTGTAAAGGTAATTTCTAATCTTACGTGCATCTGGTTTCCCAAGATGACCATAAGCTTCTCTCAACTGTTTATGTTGAGAGTCATTACCACCCTCTACATAATCCTCAAGATCTAAAATTAGTTCATTAATTTCAGCAGCAGTAGGAGATTCAATAAACTCTTTTACATCTCTCTTAGTTGCTTTAACACTCTTAAGGTATTCATACATATCAAGCATAAATTTACCTTTGAAAGCATATTCAATTGTATGTTCTAGGATATCATACATTTCCCAATGTGCAAAATCATCCATTAAACTAATTTTTGTTCCTTGAGATATTTAACTGTTTCATTACATCCACCCAATACTTTACCTTCTAGTCTTACTCTTGGGAAGGTAGATCCTTGACCAAAGTGATAATAAAATTCTTCTCTAGTGAAGTGTTGTCCTAGTTTATATTCTACAAATGGTAGTTCTGCAAGTTTTAAAACCTTGACTATTTTTGTACAAAAAGGACAACCTTCCTTTGAAAATATTTCGTATTGATTCATTTCCATGTGTTTCTAATTGTAGGATTTTCTTTTAATTTATTAAAATTATCCCAAGAACAAATACAACTTTTATACCCTGGATAATTTTTTTCAACCATCTGGGAGTATGCCATACAGGTAGGATAGTCACCCTTGAACCACACTTCTTTCAGTTCATGAATTACTACATGATCTGAAATCATAGGATGTTACTGACAGGAACAAAATTAGATTTAACAACTTCATCCCAATCTTTTTCAAAAATTTCCATACCCTTATCAGTCAACATATGATCATACATCTGCTCTAGAATTTTGGGTGGCATTGTCACAATCTCAGCACCATTATACCAAGATCTGATTGCTCTTTGAACTGATCTGATTGAGGCAGAGAGAACCTGTGTTCTGATACCATGAATACGATACAACTCAGAGATGCTTCTGACAACCTCCAAACCTGCTACTGACTGGTCATCCAACCTACCCACAAAGGGACTGACATAAGTTGCACCAGCCTTAGCAGCAAGGACTGCCTGAGAGGCACAGAAGATGAGTGTGACATTAGTCCTAATCTTCTCCTCTGTCAATGCCTTACAAGCTCTTAATCCTTCCCTTGTACAAGGAACTTTAATGGTGCTTACTGAACCAAATTTATCAACAAGACGAAGTCCTTCATTATACATCTCATTGGCATTACCCATGACCTCCATACTAATGTCTGTAACACCAATGTCTTTAATTTCTTGATAGACATCATCAGGATTTCTACCTGACTTCATAATCAATGATGGATTAGTAGTAACACCATCAACTAATCCAGTCTCAAAATACTTTTTGATAGTGTCAGTGTCTGCTGTATCTAGAAAAATTTTCATTAATTAAATGCTCCCTTTCAGATTTATACAAAAATGTTTTTTCTTTATCAAAATATATGTTGATTCCCTGTTTTAATTCAGGAAACAACCACTCATGAACTGGTAAACAATACTGCCAATTGACTGGTTGAATACAGTTCATAACAACAACAGTCCAGAAAGCACTAAGATGATTTACTATTGTCAGCATTGTATGGATGAGCAGGTTTAAATTCACCCTCAGAGAAAGGTTTTGTTTTGCTTAAATCCCTGCGTGATTGATTCTTAATAATGATGAAAGCATCTTTATTAAGTTTACGTGTTCCTTTTGGTGACTGCCATTTTTTATTATAGTCTTCTCCTACATCAATTCCAGAGACTTGAGTCCCACCAATCTCCACAACAATCTCATCACCATGTTTCCACTCAAGTTTTGTCAGAGTTCTATGAAGAGTCTCAATCCAAGAAGATTCTTCCATAACACGTTCATCAGGTTCAAGATTTCCAAGCATAAAAAAAGAGGGTGTTAACCCTCTTATTATATCAGAGTGCATTGCCTCTTGGCAAGACCTCTTCAGGGAATACAAAATCCTCATGTGGTTGGTCAGCAGGTGCTAACCATGCTCTAAGACCTTCATTCAAGAGAATATTCTTGGTATAGAAAGTCTCAAACTCAGGATCTTCTGCTGCCCTAATCTCCTGACTTACAAAATCATAAGCACGAAGGTTAAGGGCAAGACCAATAATGCCAAGACTGGAAACCCAGAGACCCATAACTGGTACGAAAAGCATGAAGAAGTGAAGCCAACGCTTATTGCTAAAAGCAACACCAAAAATCTGTGACCAAAATCTGTTAGCAGTGACCATTGAATAGGTCTCTTCTTCTTG